CAAGTTATATATTATGTAATATAAAAAATTATATTGCAAACATATATAATATGATATATAATATGATAAAAATAAATTTACGGAGGTATAAAAAATGGCAAAAACACCAGAATACACCAAAAAAGCAGTAAGCAATTACCGGAGTAAATACGACCTTGCGCAAATCAGGCTACCAAAAGGTACACGTGACAGAGCAGATAAAAACAACATATCTATTAATGATATAGCTGTATCGGCTGTATTGGCTTATTTAGACGCTTTAGAGCGCAAGACGGACAATTTACCGCAAGAGACGGAAAAGACCGCAGAAAAGGCAAATGCAGAGCGTACAGAGGTATCCGAGAAATTCGCACTGATGCAAGCAAACGAAAGATTGCACCAACTCCAGGAGCAGAGGAGAGCAGAGCGGAAAGCATTGGAACAACCGCAAGTTGTTGACGCTGAGGAATTTCTGAAAAATATCAATAAATAATTGCAATAAACTATTGACATGTTATATAACATGATATATAATCAAGATACAAACAAACGAAAGGAGCGAACAAAATGACAGGAACACCGGAACAGATCACAGCAAAGAAAGCCGCCCGGATCGTATCGACTTGTAGAGCGTTTTTCCCGTGGTATGAACCGCAGATAAAAGACAAATTCGAGCGGCAAGCGTGGGAAGAGTTAAAAGCCAAAGTTATCCCAGAGGTGGAAAGCTACACAGATGCTGCACAACTGATAGCGGATCGGCAGAAATTCGCAGACAAAACGTTGTTGCAAAAAATATTTATCAGGGCGTGCAGCCTTCGGTCACTGGATCCGGAATACCACAGAAATTTGGTACAGAAAAAGAAACAATTAGAGGACGAGCGTTGGAACCGATTACAGGACAGGCGGAAAAGATACAGTACATATTGTTAAAAATGAAAGGTTAAAAGGTGGCAAAAATGAGAAAAACAGTAGTAAACGAGTATGGAGTAAACATTGATTATGATTTTGCGGTATCTATGATGGATGACGATTTAAGAGAGCAAATACACGGAGAGTTTGCACCGTGTACAGATCAGCAATTTTTTGACGAGTATGCAAAACGGCACGAGCAAAAATTTAATGAGGTTTGGGAGTTGGCAAAAGAAAACCCTTGTTATTAAATATTCAGCGGAGCGCAAAGGCTCCGCTTTTTTGCATTGGAGTAAAAAAGATGAAAGATAATGTACTACCGAGGATTTGCAGAACGTGCGGAACCAACTTTTTAGGTGGCCCGAGGGCGTTTTACTGCCCGGAATGCAGGCAGGAACGAAAAAAAGAGCAACGCAAAAGATATAAAGAGCGCATCAAGCAAGGGTCTATAAATCCGCTTGGGTCTATTATACAGTGCGAGTCTTGCGGATGCGATATAATTAAATGCGGCGGTTTGCAAAGATTTTGCCCTCAATGCGCTAAAAAACATCTAAAAATAATTGACAATCAGCAATCTTTAGTTTGGAATAAAAACAATCAAGTAAAAGTCAAAAAATCGAAAAAAATATATAGCGATAAAAAGCAAGCAACCGGAATACATAAAAATAGCGGCATCCCTGGTGTTAATTGGGATACTGTAAAAAATAAATGGATTGCTTGCGTATCTGTTAATCACAGGCAAATCAAGATTGTGACCACATCAAACATAAATGTTGCAAAATCAGCAAGAGAGGAAGCACAAAAAGCAAAAGCCGAAGGAGTATTGACAGATGATTTTATAAACAAATTAAAATCAAAATATCGTAATCTATAAGCAGGTGTAACAGCCTGCTTTTCTTGATGTATTTTAACTGCGTTGTTTTAACGTGCTAAATTTTGTAGACAAATTGTAGACATTTTGTAGACGCAGATTAAATAAAAGGAGATTAGATAAAATAAAGGTTAGATAAAATAAAAGTAAATAAGAGCAGAAAGACATTGTATAACCAAGTATATATATAAATACTAGAGCTGACCAGCTTCCACCATACACCCATCTGCAAAAATCACCTGTCTGTCTGTTTAAAAATCCCATTTGTCAAATTTACACGGATGATATTTTTTAATCGCATGATTTTTATTTGCTCAAGATCACCGGCAGACATACCACAATAACAAATCGTCAAATGCGTAAAAGGTTGTTGTAGATTTATAAATAGCACTTATGGTATGATAAAAGCAGTTAGGGAGCCGACGTTAACACGGTGCGAGTGACAGCGGTGCAAATCCACCCCCCTCTGGATATGCAGCCGCCCAGATTGTAACCAAGACCACCGGAGCCGACAGACCGGAAACGACAAGAAGTCACTAGCTTGTCACTTTTGTAAATTTATGTTTTTTACCTGATTTGTGGAGGAGATCAAAAAACATAGGTTTATTGAGTGATGCCTAGTGATTTTTTTATGCAGATTTTAAGGAGGTGCAGATCATGGAAAAAGTCGAAAATACAGAAACATCCCAAGTATATGAGAATGACATGGAGCTATATCTTTCCCAGTTCTGCAAGGATCAGAAAATCGAGGATATCAGACAAGAGTCTCAGAGCGTCTGGAATGCTGCACTTATGTATATCAAACGGCATGCATTTAATGAGCCTGACTGTCTTAAGTCTAAATCCCTTGTAAATACTACTGGATCATTTACAGGTGGAGTAAGTAACTATAATGCTTATAACTATGACTTAGTTAATCGTATATGTGATTATTATATATATATGTGTATGATGTATGACAAAGAAGTATCTGCAATAGGGTTTAGCTTATTAACAGGCATAGACAGATATACAATAGCTACTTGGAGAGATGAGGGCACTAAATTAAGTCCATCGTGTTCTGACATCGGCAAAAAGATATCGGATTTTCGTGAAGAGTCTTTAAGCGCAAAGTTGGCCACAGCAAAGCGTAACCCTGTCGGGATCCTGGCAATCCTAAATCGCCACTACGGTTGGAACCTTCCGGGAGTATCGAGAGAGCAACAGAACCACAAGCAAGCGTTGACCGCTTCGGATCTGCCACAGTTAGGTGGTCAAATAAGACAAAATACATCAATGTTGACCGATTCCGGAGCGTATGGAGATAATACAGCAGATGCGAATGAGTAGCAACAACTACGGAAACGTGCGTAAATACGTGATAGTTAAAGACGTGTCAATAAAGATTGCGTGAAAGATTAGTTTTGCGCATAGTTGAAAATGAAATGATGGCACCGGGGGAGGGGGTCTGACAGGACCAGCGAACAGCCCCTACTTAGTCCCTCAAATTTCCTCAAAAATAAAAAAGACCAATTAAGGAGAATAGCCGTGATACCATTCATTCAAAAAGATAAGGCTATTACAAATGCTAGAAGATATTTTAAAAGATATGGATATCGTGTAGTTGGCAGTAAGACAACTAACGCCTATGTGTATGTAAAAGCTGTCAGCTATTTAAAAAATCCGGTTATTGGGAGAGTAAGTCTCAATACGGGCACAGTGGTAGCAATACTGAATGTAAATAGCTGCCCGGTAGAAATCACAGATGAAAAATACGATTAACAGGAGGAAACGCATGATTTTTTTACTCGTTATGCTATTTTGGATTTTATATACATTGCAGGCTCCTTGGTGGATGTATTTGCTATTGATCCTCCTGGGGATATGTGGAACTAAGGATTGAGGTTATAGCTTATGCAGATCTACGGAAAAGAGATTAAAGACGAATGTTCAAAATGCGGTGAAGTCCTACAATGCGAATTGTTTCTGCAAGGTCACGGAATTAAGAGAGACCGTGAGAACGTTACGGAAATGGTTAGCTGTCAGATGGAGCATCAAAAGAGCAGGCTTGATAAAGAGCCTAAAGAAGATTTGCCAGTTAAGGAGAAATGTGAATTGCCACCGGAGATTAAAGAGATCTACACAGAGGTTTGGAAAATACATAAAGAGTGCGCTAATCCGAAAACGGATGATGACTGGTCATATCTTATACGTCAGGGCAATCTGCTGATTAAAATGCATAACAATAGCCAGTTTGCTAAAGCACTGGTAATGGCAATGATCGATGAAATTGAAGGAAGGACGAAGAAAAAATGAAAAACATAATCAGGAAATTCTTAAAAGTATGTTCTTCAACAGCATTACTTACTATTTGCGGAAGTTGTTTTCAGATTGCACGGGATTCTAGTGCAGATACGATTTCAAGAGTGCTTGGCATTGCGTTCGGATTGATATTGCTGATTGCAAATTACTTTGTGTGGGAGGTAGAGTTAACATGATTTTATTCATAATTTTGAAAATTGTGACAACTGCAGTAATGGCGTTTTTCGCAATAGCAAGTGCATTATATGCTCCAAAGCAGAAAACGGCATCAGACGGAGTATTCTTCTTTGCAACTGCAATGTTTCTTGCATTTGGAATAACTTTTATGTGGGTATAGCCTATGTGGTTGCCGGAGATTGTGCGAATTATCCCATATCACATTGTTGAATGGGTTAAATTCATAAAGCCATTGTTATTGCCGAATATCCGGTGTTGTGTTGGCATTGGATATGTGTCGGAGAAATCAAGGCATCAAAAGTGTATGTAGCCTGTGTGCGGGAAATGAAAAATGAAATAATGCGTTCGACAACACCAATTTTTTCAAAGTACCGTGCACAGGCGTGAAAATTTTTTTAAATAAAGCAATATAGGGTGTTTCACGAAAAAAATAATCCGGGAGCAGATGGTCTCTCTCCCGGAGTTTAGGACTATCGCCAAGCGGTAAGGCACAGCACTTTGACTGCTGCATCCCAGGTCCGAATCCTGGTAGTCCTGTTTCGCAGATGTTTTCTTCTTTCGGTCTTTGCCATCTGCGAATTGTCTTCCATACTTTTCCATTGGAGACACTCCTTTCACCTCATAGCGGAATGCTGTTAAGAGCCGTCGCAAGGCTCGTGAGGGTTTAACCGGTTTATGATAGTCCGGTTTTTGCGGAATACCGTTGTAGGTTTTAATCCGTTGGTTGTCAGTAAAGACATAAAAATCCTGCACTGCCCTTGCAGACATAAAATGGGTGTATGTGGTGACAGAATAGGTATTGTTAATGTGTAAGGCTTGATAATGGTCGGGCGGTAATACGCTGACAGACGTTCACAGGAATGCAAGCTATGTGAGGTGCAAATCCTCACTCACATACGCATCCGGTCCGCTACCGGATAGAGTGTTGGTGGCAGAATCCCACTTGAATCAAAAAAATGCCGTAAGTGTTGCTTGGTGTCCGAGCCTTAAATGTAGGCATACAGCTTATGGAAACGCACATGATCGGTTAGTCAAGTGGTAAGACACCACCCTTTCACGGTGGTAACGCGAGTTCGAATCTCGTACCGATCACTGGGATGTAGCTCAAATGGAGAGAGCAGTGTCCTTCTAAGGCATAGGCTGTGGGTTCAAGTCCCATCATCCCAACTTGCAGAAATAAAACAAAGCGTGAGATACGGTGGCGGCACAAGGTGTTTCGTAAATGTACAAGTCAGGTAAACAGCCGGGAGACACCCTACCGATAAACAGCAGAAAATCATAACGCTTGTCCCTGTTCGCAGGTGCTGACTAACTGCTGCATAATATCTGTTTCTGCAATTATTCGGTCAAATTACGCTGTCTGCAAGCAGGTGGTCTATGTTTTGGCTGAAATTCAATGCTTGCATATTGCTATGTGACATTTTAGTGCGTAGCAGAACCCGGGAAATATGCTTGCATTATGCAGATATAAGCCTAATTGGTAAGGCAGTGGTCCTGAAAACCACAAGTAGCCGGAAACGGTGTTTCGGTTCAAGTCCGAATATCTGCGTTTATCTTTATCTCCACTTAGTCTGGCACTACTGCAATAGTTCAGGTCGATGGGAGATGTATGGATAGTAGTTGCTCATTATCGGTCAACGAAAAACACTTCTGCGAGTAGAATTTGCAGATTCAAAAGTAGTCGTACATTGTTTGGGTCGGGTGGGTTCAACTCCCACGGCAACTATTTCCAAGCTAAAACGTAAGCCACATATGTTTAGCGAAAACCAAGCCTATGAAGTAGAGAACATACAAGACTGTGAGATTGTGGATAGTCAGTGACAAGTAGGCGGTGCACATTTGGTTATGGCAAGCGCAAGCCATAAAAGGTTTTACGGTGCGATTCCCATGCATAGCTTCAGTGGAAGAGCGGCATCCGCATAGGATGTGTGTCGGCGGTTCGATTCCGTCTGCATGGGTTACGGAGGATATGAGGATGTTTAGAGACTGCTCTGCTTGCAAATACTGTTCTGTCGATTATTCTTTTGATGAAGAAACAGGGGACGAATATCCCATTTATGAGTGTACAAAAGGTAATGATACGGATTTAGATTTTGAATGTAAAGATTTTAAGAAATATAAACCGAGGAAGTACGTTGAAAAAGATACGGAATGTGATATCTGCCAAAACGCCCATTTTTGTTCAAGCTTATCTGGTACTGCTTTTGACTGTACAAATATGTTTGATAAACATAGTCACGTTTTATATAATCGTGACTACTGTTGTAAGATAAATGGTTCAAAATGGAACGATATATTAAAATTGCGAGAATCAGGACTGAAAGATTCTGAAATTATAGAAAAAATCAGCAATGAGAAATTAGAGGAAATGATTCGATACGTAAAAGAAAATGGTATTGAGTTGCCGGAACCAATAAAGGAGCAGTGCCGTAAAGCAGGATACGAGGTGTGAACATGTGTGAATTTTGTATGTATAAAAACAACAAACATATAATTTTTGGAAAAGAATTTGAAGTAAAAAAATGTGGACACAAAACAGATTTAACAAGTGCAGGAATCATGAGAAATAGAGATGATGAAATTCCTGGAATTGTAATTTATAAAAGGAATAGAGCTGCTGGATACTTTGATATTACATTTTGTCCGATGTGTGGCAGAAAGTTGGTGGAGGAATGAAGCCATTAGAAGAAATATTTTTCAGAGCTTGCGTGAATGAGCAGAAAAGAAAATCACATTCAATCGATCGGGAATTAAGCATAAGAACTATTGGTAATATTTTTGAAAGGCTTGGATTTTCGTATAAGCAGTTAATGTATTATGTCAGCAAGTGGTCTGACAAGGGATTTTATAATTATGGAGTGACGCTTGACTTAGGCTGGTTTGAATTTGATAAGCTGACCGGAGAATATAAGCAGATTTATGATTATATGACAAGTACGGACGGATGGAAAAATGGAGAACTTGCAAATTATATTGTCAGTAATTCGTTTAATCGGGAAAGGATAACAAATTTTGCATTGAAAAAGCATCTTGGAATTGGAAAAGATGAGGACTTCTTCAATCCATACAAAGAGGGGTAACTAATGAAACATCAGAAAGAATGGCACACTTGCGATAGGTGCGGAGCAGAAATAGGGAAAATGCCGGATTTTTTAAATTATTTGATTCCGGTAAAAATGCCAGCACATTTTCGTATGGATTATTTCGACAAGACAGGTTATATAGCAAATGAACGCCTGTTGAGAAACAAAATGCTATTCGCAACTATTGTTGTAAGCCATGAACGTAAATCAAAGGAATATGACTTATGCCCTAAATGTCGGAAAGAGTTTGAAAGGTGGATGAAAAATGAGCATGGCAGCAGTAATTGAGAGCATAGAGCGTGATGCACTACTAATCAGAGAACACAATCCAGAGATCATTGGCAGAATAAAAGATATTCCAGCAGTGATATGTGAACCTGAAAAATATGATATGTACGAACAAATTTTTGATACGGCGTTGGTGGAACATCGTTGCCAGCACTGCAACCGTCTTTTAGGAAAGTTTTTGGGACAGGCTGAAATCAAATGCCCGAAATGTGGGAAAATCAATAGAATCGGGGTGAAATAATTTGTGAATCAAGTAAAGTTGGTGAAATGGCAATATTGCAAAAACCTTAATGATATAAATCAAGCCATTCTGCAAAACGACCAGAATTGGGAAGAATTAAAGAGTGCAGAACAAATTATCAGTATAACATTTGACACAAACCATATGTGTTATGTTGTGTTTTGGACTGTTTAGCATAGCAAATAGAATATTTCCAAGAGCACCAGTCGTAGAGTGCCTACGCAGAGAGCCAAATTTCCAAAATTTTAGGGAAGGAGGCTCTTTTATATTGGCAAGTCAGAGCCTTATATCGGCAGTAAACAGCTATGACAATTACATACAGCGCAAGGGAATTGATGAACAGGTCATTGATGCGTACATAGAAGCCTGTAGAGTGGCAATTAACGGTGAAAAGGATATAACTTATGGCTTACAGATAACAAACCGTTCTAAAGGCATTGTAGAGCGTTTCTGTATGGAAAGAACCGGAGGAACCATATGGGATTTGGAAAAGTATTCCTTTGCAAACAAGACGCACTATTCTCTGACAGATAAATTATACGATGTTCTTTTACTAGAAGCACAAAATAAGGTTGTGGACAGTGCATACCAATACTTGGAAAAGAAAAGAGAACCTAGAGAGCGGTTCTACATGCCACGTAGAAAGCAATTTCTTAAAATCGGTCTAATGAATGCCATTCAAGGCATGATTGATGATAAATACGACATTCTCTGCGTGTCACTTATCCCTGGTGCCGGAAAAACTACGGTCGAAAAAATGCTGAATGCATTGGTAGCAGGATGGTTTCCGAGAGATTTCAACCTTTTTTACTCCCACAGTGGAGATATTACACGTATGTACTATGACGGTGTGTACGATATTTGCACAAATTCTGACGAGTACACTTGGAATGAAATTTTCCCAAATCTTTCTGTTACCAGTACTAACGCAAAAATGGAACAGTTTAACATCGGCAAATATAAACCATTTCCATCCGTTCAGTGCACATCCGTAGGAAGTAAAAATGCTGGTAAAGTACGTGCATCAAAGTTTTTGTTCGTAGATGACATGATTGGTGGAATTGAAGAAGCCATGAACCCCATAATTTTGGATAAACTATGGGACAAATATGCGGTAGATGCAAGGCAAAGAAAGACACAAGATACTGACGGAAAGAATTGCAAAGAGATCCATATTGCTACCAGGTGGAGCGTAAACGATGTAATCGGTCGAATCCAAAATATGTATGAAGGGAATCCGAGAGTAAAAGTAATTGCAGTTCCGGATATTGACCCCAAAACAGGATTAAGCAATTTTGACTACGAATTTTCCGGATTTACGGTTGCTTTTTTTGAAGATCAACAATTACTTATGGATGAAATCTCTTATAGGTGTCTTTACAAGCAGGAGCCTATTGAACGTGAGGGATTGTTATTCCCGGAAGAAAAAATCAGACGTTATCTTAATCTGCCACATGGAGAACCGGAAATTATTACCGGGCAATGCGATACCAAGGGAAAAGGAACCGACTTTTTTGTTCTTCCGGTATTACAAAAGTACGGAGAAGATTATTACTGCGTTGATTGTGTGTGTGACAATACAGCAGATTATGAAATGCAGTATGAAAATGCGGCAAATGTACTCGTTAATAATAAAGTGCAAGAGTGCGAATTTGAACGTAATGCTGGTGGTGACCGTGTGGCAATGGAAGTAAATAAGCGTGTAGAGAGTAAAGGATGGATATGCAACATCACAGACACACCGACTGAGACAAACAAAGAAGCAAGAATTTTCCAGTGTTCTAACTGGATATTGCAACACGTTATTTTCAAGGATCCGTCTCGTTACAAACCAAATGAACCATACGGAGTAATGATGTCGCTGCTGAAAAGATATTCAGTATCCGGAAAAAAACAGTTAGATGATGTGCCTGATGTATTTTCAAACTTTGCATTGCGAATTACAAACGGAAACAGGGTAGCAAAAGTAGAAGCAATTCAAAACCCATTCTCTTTCGGACGGAGGTATTGATATGACAACCAAAGAATATTTAGGGCAGATAAGCCGCCTTAATCGAATGATAAATAATAAACTTACGGAAATCGCACAACTTAAAGATATGGTGGTAAGCATATCTGCTCCGCAAAGCGGTGAAAGGGTACAGACTACACCGAACTTTGACAAAATCGGAACAAAATATGCCAAAATTGACGAAATGGAACGGAAAATAGATGGCATGGTGGACGAACTTGTCGATAAAAAAGAGAAAATTATACAGCAGATAGACAGCATGGAAGATGAAAACACATACAATATTCTGTTCGCAAGGTACATAGAAAAGAAAACTTTTGAAGTGATCGCAACAGAAATGAAATATTCATGGAGACAGGTTGTCAGACTTCACGGAACTGCATTGAAACAGTTTGAAAAGAAATACGGAGAAGGATATTTGAATGAACAATGTCATTGAATGTCATATATAAAAAATGGTAATGTTAAACTGACGAAAATATTTAAGATGCTTTCTAATCCTCCTAAAAGGCAAACAGCCGGGAATACCGTCTACGTTATGTGGGCGGTATTTTTGTGCGCAGAAAAGAGGTATTTATGATTTTTAACCAAAAAATTAGAGTGTACTGTCCGGGATGCGGACGGTTGGTCGGTGAATGCAGTTCAAAATCACATATCGACAAGACATATAAGTGCCGGAATTGCAATAAGATGGTTTTTTACCATACAGAGACCGGAAAACGTGAGATCAAGAAACTTCCCAAAAGAGACCAGAGCAGCGGAATGACATTTATGTAGGTGGAAATATGAACACTATGAAATTTCAAGACCTTGTAAAGGGTTGTCACGGCAGAAAAATTGCATATACGGATGTGGAGCAGATAACCGAAGACAACATTGTAAAGGTTATTGGAGACTGCATAGGTGTTTTTTATTACAACAAGACAGTTATCAAATATTTGTGGGAGTACTACAAAGGTGACCAGCCAGTACTATACCGGACAAAGCTGTCAAATGAGGATATAACGAACAAAATCGTTGAGAATCATGCTTATGAGTGGGTACAGTTCAAGGTCGGTCAGACTTACGGAGAACCTATTCAGTTTGTTAGCAGAAAAGATGATGAAGCTGTAAATAAGGCAGTAGATGAACTGAATGATTACTTAGCTGATGCAAATAAACATGAGAAAGACATAAAAGCTGGTGAGTGGCAGTCGGCAACCGGAACATCATTCAAAGCTATTCAGATTGTGAATGGAGATGTGCCTATCCGTGTGGTTGCACCTAGTCCTCTGAACACGTTTGTCATTTACAACCGCAGTTCCGAAGAACCGATTTTGGCGGTACAAGAATTAAAAGATGAAAATGGAGAGTGGTACAAACTCTGCTACACGGAATCCTATGAATGTAAGATAAAAAACAGTGCAGTTGTTCCTGATACATGGAAACTTCACGGATTTGGTGGAATACCGATTGTAGAGTTTCCAAACAACCATGAGCGGTTATCTGATATTGAACTTGTTATAGATCTGTTGGATGCAATCAATAATACGCAGTCTAATAGAATGGACGGCATAGAGCAGTTTATACAGGCATGGTACAAATTTGTAAACTGTGAAGTTGATGAAGAACAGTTCAAAAAAATGAAAATGAACCATGCATTGGTTGTAAAGTCCATTAACAAGGACAACAAGTCTGATGTTGATGTAATGTCGCAGGAACTTGACCAAACGCAGACACAGGTATCTAAAGACGATTTAACAGACAGCGCACTTTCAATTTTGGGAATACCAAACAAACAAGGAAACACTGGCGGTGATACGCAGGGTGCGGTTGAGCTGAGAAACGGATGGGATTTTTCAAAATCAAGAGCAAGGCTTAAGGATCCGGTTGTTAAGACAGCAGAGAAGAGACTGGCCAAGGTTGCGCTGAATGTTATACGCATTAAGAAAGAGGATCTGAAAATCACTCTTAGAGATTTTGATGTGCAGATTAACCACAGTCCACAAGATAATATGTATACCAAGTCGCAGACATTACAGCAACTTCTGCAGTGTGGTATTCATCCGCTTATTGCAATTAAAACGGTTGGACTTTGGGGAGATTGTGAAAAGACTTTCAACCTTTCCAAGCCTTACCTTGATGCTCTGTGGAAAACTGCTGACATTATCAACATGGAAGAGCAAATGGCAAAAGCACAGGAAATCGTAAAACAAATGCAAAATAAGACAGTTGCCTAGAAATAGGTAGCTGTTTTTATTTTATAAAAATTCGCAAAGCCGTGAGCGTACAAATCGGCAATGTCACTCGGTGTCGTTGCACCGTAAAAAAACGTAGGACATAACGGAGGTAATTTATGAAGAGAGAAGATTTAGCGACAATGGGATTAACTGATGAACAGATTGAAAAGGTTATTGCCGAAAACGGCAAGGATGTTCAGGCAGCAAACGCAAAGGCAACCAAAAACAGTGAAGAGTTGACAAGACTGCGTGAGTTGGAAAAGGAATACACAGCCATGAAAGATAAGGATTTATCCGATTCGGAAAGACTGCAAAAAGACCTTGATTCTGCAAATGCAAAAATCGCAGAACTTGAAAAGACACAAGCTATTGCGAATCAGAGAAGCAATGCGGCATCCAAGTTTAACATTTCTGCTGAACAGGCATCACAGGTTATCAAGGATGACGGCAGTTTTGACTACGAAGTACTCGGAAAAATTATCTCTGATAAAGAGACTGCTGCGGCACAGGCTAAAGAGCAGGAAATCGCAAACGGAACCACAAATCCGGGCGGTGGTAGTGCTGGCGGTGGCGTTAAAGAAAAAACAGCGGACGTAGAAAACGCTGAAAAAATCAGCTTTGGAAGCAATTCAGCAAGCGAAGAAGCAAAAAACCATTATGTTTTATAGGAGGTAAAAAATTATGGGTAAACCTATTACCAGAGACTTTACACAAAGTAAAGGCATTTTAAAGTTTTTCCCTTATGAGGGAGCAGCGTGCATCGTTGAACAAAGCGGTGTGAGTGCAGGAACTGACGGAAGAAAAGTTGTGCCTGCTGGTACACCGTATCCGTCTAATGACGCAAAGTGCGTAGGTTATTTGCTTGAAGATGTGGATGTAACTATGGGAGATGCACCCGGAACCTATGTATACCAGGGAACTATTGATTGGGAAAAAGTAAAGAGTTTGACAATCTCTGATGAAGCTAGAAAAGCTACACCGAGAGTCACTTTTTACGGTGCACCACAAATTTCCGCAGTGTAATTAACAACAATTCAAGGAGGTATTAACTATGGCATTACCATTAAGCGAAGCATTTACAGCGAGAAGTCTCGGTGTAATGTGGAATAACTATGAAAAAACTTTAGGTTCTGCGCCTTACCTTGGCAGACAGAAGTTTGGTACAAGAAAACAGGATAGTCTCGACCTTAGATTCATTAAGGGGAAGAGTGGTCTTCCTGTTTCTCTGAAAGCATCTAATTTTGATGCACAGGCAGAGTTAAGAGATGTTGGAGGATTCTCCGACATTCAAAGAGAAATGCCTTTTTACCGTGAATCCTACATGGTAACTGAAAAGGAAGAGCAGATGTACGACAACTACAGAAATGCTGAGAACCCTTCCCTTGCAAATGATGTTCTCCGTGAAATCAGTAAAAAGCCCATGATGCTAATTGAAGGAGCAAGAGTTGTTCCGGAGAGACAAATCTGGCAGTTGCTTGCACCGGCAGACGGCATTCCCCGTGTACAAGTCACTATCGGTGGTAAGAGTTTTTATGTTGATTACACTTCCGATGCAGGAGTTGAGCATAAGAAAGACCATTTCGTAGAAATTTCCGGAGAGAGTGATAAGTGGAACGTTCCGGCAACCGCAACACCGCTGGATGATCTGATTGAAACCAGAAGAAACTTCGCAAAGAAGACTGGTTATTCCCTGACAAGATTTACCATGAACACCGAGACGTGGGAAATGGTTCTGAAAGCAGAGGACACCAAGAAGCAGGTTCTCGGAATCACTGCTTACAATGGTGGAATCCGTTTACAGCAGTCTCAGGTTACTGAATATCTGCGTGGATACGGAATTGAGATCGAGGTGTATGACAAGTTGTACATTGATCCTGCAGACGGTCAGACCAAGTACTTTGTACCTACTGGTGTTGTATCCGCTCAATGCGCTGGCGTATACCTTGGTGATTATGTATTTGGAAAAACCCCCGAGGAAAGAAGCGGAAGCATCACCGATGGCAATTTGTCCATCGTAGAAACTGGTATTTCCGTTTATACTTATGCTACCAACCATCCTATCAATACTCACTGCGTAGTGTCCATGATCGGACTTCCTACCTTTGAGGGTATGGACAGCGTTGTTGTTATGAAGGTAGCGTAGGAGGTGTGCTTATGAAGGCACAGTACACAGTCAAATTCAACGGCAAATGGTATAAGGCAGGAGAAGAGATCCCAGAGAGAAAAACTTCGGGATCTTCTGATTTTAAGCAATATACCAAAAGCGAGATTAACCGCATGAGTACCGCAGAACTACAATCTCTTGCGAAAGAGCATGGGATTGTTGATGCGGATGAAACTACTGGCGGTGAGTTGAAAAAGATTCTGATTGAAAAGTTTGAACTTTAAGAGGTAGCACATGGCAGAATATACGACTTTGGAGCAAGTAAAAATCCGTCTGAAACAATTTCATATTGATTCTGAAAGTTCCGAGGTCGTGTTTGACCATTTGGAAGAAAATCCTCTTTTGGAACAACTTATCAGTCAAGCAGAAGCCGACATCAGAGCAAAGAGAATATACCCGAAAAGCTACACGGAAGATAAGATTGCTGCGGATATGAAAAAATTTCAGTCCGTTGTGGTTAATCTTGTCGTGTATGACAGATCGCAAGCCGGTGAAAACTTCATGGCAAGCTATTCAGAGAATGGAGTGTCGAGAAAATGGAGAGACCGTGAGGATCTGTTTGTTGGCGTATTTCCATTTGCAAATGTATTGTAATTAAAAGAAGATTGTGCGTGACCATATTGCTGATGCCGGCAATATGATTGCAGGCGGCACACTTTAAGGGTGGTGGGAGGTGTGCCAACAATAAGTAACAGGAGATATGAAATGAAAGATTTTTTATTACAGACATACACTATTGCATTGCCTATTTTATTAGGATATATTGTCTGGCTCCTTAAACAACAAAAGAAGGACAGGGATGCAAACAGTAAGGGAACAATGCTTCTTTTGCGTGTTCAACTTATTGAGTATCACGATAAGTACATGAAGTTGGGAGAAATTCCCAGTTATGCGTATGAGAATTTTGTGGAGATGTACAATGCGTATCATGCGTTAGGCGGAAATGGAATGGCTACCAAAATGTACGATGAAATCAAAGAAATCAGATTGAAGAATGGAGGTAAAGAATAATGGATTTTGCACAAGTAGGAACTTGCGTAGCAATCGTGGTTATCTGCTATCTTGCCGGTATTGGAGCGAAGCTTATTCCTGTTATTAAGGATAATTACATTCCGGTTGTTGTCGGCATTGTCGGTGGTATTCTCGGAGTGGTAGGAATGTATGTGATTCCCGACTTTCCGGCAAATGATGTTCTGAATGCTATTGCGGTCGGCATTGTTTCCGGACTGGCAAGCACAGGGGTAAATCAGATTTACAAACAGGTAAAGAAAGATGCTTGAAGCAAATAAGCAAAAAATGAAGTATTCCAAACAGGGTGAGAAAGTCACAATCTACGACCGTGACGAAAATGGAAACATCAAGTACATTGAGGTTGACGGTGAAAAGATTCCAGTAGTTTTGAGAGAAGCTATCGGATTTTCTGACCCTGTTCTTTTTTCTGCAAATATCAGCAACAAACTTTCGGAAGTACTGGTAAAGGAATTTGGCATTGATGATTCCAGTTCCTATTGTCAGATTGTAACAGATAAGGGATATTTGCCGATTAAGGCAGGAGACATTGTTTGGAAGAAATCTGATGTGGGTCGAGACAGTGATGGACTGGTTGACGATAAGACAGCGGACTACGTTGTAAAAGGTGTAGCTGATGAAGGACTTACCGTTGATTTGTTTCTGCTTCAAAAGACGGTAAAGTGATATGGGAAAGACGATTGAACTAAATCTATTCAGTGACAAGTCCATACAGAAAGCTATTAATGCTCTTAGAGACTACGAAAACAGCTTGACCTATAAATGTAGGTTACTAGCTGAAAAGTTGGCAGAAAAAGGCGTAGAAGTGGCTAGGATACAGGTCACAAGTTTAGATGCTATCTTCACTGGTGATTTAATGCGAAGCATTCATGCAGAGCATATAGGGAACATAAAAGGCGGTGGAATCTGGGCGGTCGTTGCTGATGATGAATCCGCTGTTTTTGTGGAATTTGGTACACTTGGTAGCATTGGTGGCAAAAAAGAATATCCGTATCCGTTGCCGGACGGTGTTCAGTGGAAATACGGAAGTGGTTCAAACATTATTCAGTTGTCAAACGGTCAATATGGCTGGTTCTACAAAGGCGATGACGGAAAAGTGTACTGGTGCGAAGGTATGGACAGCAGACCATTCATGTACTTGACAGGTATTGAACTTGAAAAAGATGTAGTGAAAGTGGCAATGGAGGTGTTCGGTAATGGCGGTTAATGAATATCAATGGGTATCAGATTTCAAAGTCAAGATTGCATCTTACTTGAAAATGAAAATACCGCAGAGCCATCCTAAAGCGTATGTAACGGACAAGAGCAAGGATTTGTCAGAACCCACATTTCCTACAGTTTACTTTCATGCTATGCCGTTCACAGAGACAGGAGAAGACCTTGAAGGACGGTCTATCAATGGAATCACAGCATCGTACCAGGTGGATGTGATAACAAACAAGAGTCAGGAAGAAGCTGAAGCTATCATGGCTACGGTTGCCGGACTTTTCAAACGTTTGCGATTTCAGATAACTTCTATGCCGGAGTTTAATAATACTTCGCAGAACACATACAGAAGCACAGCACGGTTCAGACGAATTGTTGGTGCTGACGATACATTGTAACTATTAGAGCCAAACGGCTCTATTTTTTTATGCAAAATTAAGGAGGTATTTATCATGGCAGCAGCCGGAATTTCTACTTTAGGAATTACTTTCGGATATGGTACAGAGACAACAGCCGGAACAAAACCTACGAGTTTTAAACAACTTACAAGAATAAATGCTATCGGTGGCATCAACATTGAACCGGAGCAGATTGATGCTTCCGCACTGGAAGATGCGATCACTAGATATGTAAAAGGTCGTGCAGATACTGGTGGATCTTTTGCAGTCACAGTCAACTTTACATCAGATACCGTGGATGAATGGACTACACTTATCACAGCCTACAAGGCTCTTACTGGTGGAAAGAGAATGTGGTTTGAAACTGTCATTCCCGGAGAAGAGAAATCTTTCTTCGTTGTTGCACAGCCGCCTGAGCAGATTCCACAGCCAGAGATCGGACAGAATGAACTTCTGACGATTGAAATGAATCTTACCATTGAGGAATACAAGGGATTGGACGCTACCGTTGAACTAACAACGGGGGAATAGCAAGTCAGTCAGAAACAAATAACACTGCCGTGGCTGACTTTGATGAAGCGGTAGACGAACCATTGATTTAAGCAAAAGAGAGCCGTCTTCGGGCGGCTCCTTTCCAACAAAATGTTGGGGAAAGGATATGTTTTTATGAAGAAGATTTTAGTTAATGATGTTGAATATACTTTAGAGTTTGGGTTCGGTGCTGTGGAGTGCAAGGATTTGATTCAAAAGATGTTTCTTATGCTTTCCGGTGGCTATGTAGCTAAAAAAGCAAAAAATGTACAGAAGCCCACACCAGAAGAAATTGTAGATGGTAGCGGATATATGCTTGCAGAATTTCCTCATGTATGCAAAACGGCTTTTTATGCTGGTCTTATCGAAAACCACGAAGGTATTACACCGGATGAATCCAATGCTTTAATGAAAGAATACATGAAAGCAAACGGTCTTTCTTTTGTGAAGCTGTATGGAGAACTGACAGACTGTATGAAAGAAGACGGTTTTTTCGAACTGTCGGGTCTGACGGAAATGATGACGCAGACCAAGGAAGAAATGGAGAAAGAGGACAGCAAGGTAACGAAGATGCCACAGGATCACAAGAAGAAATCGACTGGCACAAAATAATATGGGAAGAATATTTTCCATTTGCTTTTTCCATGGGGATCTCGATAGAAGAGTTCAAACATCTGAATCCTAAAAAATTAGAGTGGTGCTACAAAGGATATAAACTAAAAAAAGAGGAAGAAGATAAGAACTCATGGCAACGTTGGGGAAATTACGGAATATCTGCATTAATCTTTGCTGTAGACCATTGCTTAAACGGCAGAAAAGCACAATCGAAGTATATAGACAAGCCTATTATGGAGCGTGTTGAAACTGCTAGCAACGAAAAGGAATTGAAAAAACAAAGAAAGGCATTTCTTGCAGGACTTATGGCAATGCAGGCTAATTTTGAATTATCACATCCAAAAAAGGAGAAATAAACATGAGTTTAACAGGAATTGATGTGTCCTCATATCAGGGGACGATTAACTGGTGGGCGGTAAAACAGAACGGTATTGATTTTGCTATTTTGAAAATCATCCGCAAGGATTTGAACCCGGACAAGGAGTTTGAAGAGAACTGGAAAAATTGTGAAGCATACGGAATGAAAGTGCAAGGCGTGTATAACTACAGCTATGCTACCACTGTATCAAAGGCACAATTTGCTGCTGAGAGAGTGCTTATTATTCTTGGAAACCGTAAGCCTATGGTTTGGATGGATGTTGAAGATGCCGTGATGAAGAATCTCGGTAAGAATCTGATTCCAATTATCAATGCTTACGGCAAGGTTATCACAGACGCAGGATTGCCATTTGGTGTATACACTGGGGAAAGTTTTTATAAGACATACATTAAGCCTTATGGCGGTGTGAGTTATCCTATGTGGATCGCACGGTACGGCAAGAATAACGGCAAGTGCGATGTGAAGTATCAACCGCAAGTACCGAACATGGTAGGCTGGCAGTATACTTCTAAAGGGCGTGTAGGAGGCATTGTAGGAAATGTGGACATGAATGTATGGTACAAGGAATTAGAAGCCGTACAGGGCAATACGAAAGCGTACAGCAACCCTTACGCAGAACCGACAAGACTGTTGAAGAAAACAGTTCCTTGCATGAGAGGTGATGATGTGCGGTGGTTGCAATTTGCACTTATTCATCATGGTTGCTTATCTGCGGTGAATGCAAAGGGAAAGAGCAACATTGACGGAATTTTAGGCAAAGACACAGCAACGGCAATCGGAGTATTCCAAAAGAAAGTCGGAATCACGGTTGATTGCAAGTGCGGTGCGGTTACGAGAGAATATCTCAAGAAATGATTTTAGGAGCGGTAGGTGTCACAGCTTACCGCTCTTTTTCTTGGAAGTGGCAGACACTTCCTTTTTTTATTGCGGTAAAGGCGGTGCGGTATGGCAGATATTGATATTGATGATCTTCAAATAAAAATAAGTGCGGATGCGAACAAAGCCAGTAGTGCACTGAACAAACTTGCATCGAGCCTTACGAATTTTCAGAGAAGCTTGTCTATTGATACATCCAAACTGACAAGCATTTCTAATAGCATACAGAGTATCGCAAATGCCGCCAGTTCCATGAATACGAGCGGTATTAAGAATATCTCCACATTGACAAATTCCATTAACAGAATGGGGAAAATAGATACAAGCGGATTAAGCAGGATTTCTTCTGCGCTGAAGACTTTTTCTGCTGACATGGCAGGAACAAAAGTAGATGGAGTAGGGGATATTGCAAGTATTGCATCTTCTATCTCAAAACTTGGCGGTGTGGCATCCGGTAGAGCAATTACGAACATTCCTTTACTGGCAAAGAATTTGAAACAGTTATTCACCACTTTGTCTACCGCACCGAACGTAAGTGAGAACATTATCCGCATGACAAATGCACTGGCAGGACTGGCATCTACTGGTGCGGCATCCGGTCGGGCTGCAAACTCTTTGGGCAGAAATCTGAACAATTATACGGCAAGCGCAAAAAGAGCCACAAAAAGCACATTTAGCCTTGCAGCGGCTTTTGGAAAATTCTACGCAACATATTTCCTTGTTATTCGTGGAATTAAAAGTCTGTGGAAATCCATAGAGGGAACTACGGACTATATTGAAGCATTCAACTACTACACGGTTGCTTTCAATAAAGTCGGCAAGGAATGGGGAAAGGACTTTGAAAAATTCGGTTACGACAATGCAGAGGATTATGCGCAGAGTTTCGGAAATCGTGTAAATGAACTTCTTGGTAAAATGTCCGGTCTGAAAGTGGATGTAGATGGTGGACTGATTTCTGAAAGCGGAATGAAGAACCTGGGATTAAATTTACAGGAGATTACTCAGTACGCTTCACAACTTGCATCTATCACAAACTCTTTAGGGCAGACCGGAGAAGTTACTACGGCAATCTCAAAGTCTATGACAATGCTTGCCGGAGATATTTCTTCTCTGTTCAACGTAGATTTTAGCACGGTTGCAACTAACTTGCAGTCAGGATTAATCGGTCAGTCAAGAGCATTGTATAAGTATGGTATTGATATCACGAATGCCACTTTACAGACTTATGCTTACAAATACGGCATTGAAAAAGCTGTCTCCGAAATGTCACAGGCAGAGAAACAGCAGTTGCGCTTACTGGCAATCTTAGATCAGTCCAAGGTATCATGGGGAGACTTGGCGAATACAATCAATTCTCCAAGTAACATGATTCGTCAGTTCACAAACAACGTAAAAGAAGCAGGTATGGTACTGGGTCAGTTATTTATTCCGGTATTGCAGAAAGTACTTCCTGTCATTAACGGTGTCGTAATTGCGATTAAGAGATTGCTTTTCAGTGTGGCAAATTTACTGGGAATCAAGATTGACTTTTCGTCATTCGGTCAAGGTGTATCCGGGTACAATGAAGATTTGGAAGACACGGCAGATGCGCTGGATAAAGTTGGTACAAGTGCAAAAAATGCAAAAAGCGGAGTACGCGAATTTGACAAACTGAAAGTTATTTCAACTCCAAAATCCAGTGGTTCCGGAAGTGGTGCCGGGGGAGCAGGAATTGACCTTACCAAGGAAATCATGGATGCTACTGCAGAGTACGAAAAAGTATGGCAGGAAGCATTTGACAAGATGCAGAATACAGCTCTTGGCTGGGCTGATAAGATAGAAAAACTTCTTGAGCCTGTGAAAAAGTTATTCAAAGATTTATTCAATGGTGATTTCTTCGAAGCAGGACAAGATTTATCCGGTATTGTCACAGGGATATTTAACTGGATGTCCGATGCTATTGCATCTGTAGACTGGTATCAGATTGGTCAAAACATAGGACAGTTTCTTGCTGGTATTGACTGGACTGCTGTATTTACATCTGCCGGAAACTTTATAGGACAAGCAATTACAGCGGCAATCGAACTGTGGAAAGGAAGTTTCGATGCTGCACCAATCGAAACCACGATTCTGACAGCAATAGGACTTTTGAAATTCACTGGCTTGGGAGATATTCTGTGGAAAGCAATAAAAGATTCTATTGTCTTGTCAATGGGCGGTAAGGCAGGAGCAGGAATCGGAGAAACAATTCTCGGAAGTCTATTAGGAACTGGAGCGGCAACAGGAGCAGGGGGAGCGGCAGCAGCAGGAGCAACCGGATTGTTTGGTGGTATTAGTGCAGGAGCAGTAGCGGCAACAGCGGCTATCACAGCGGTTGTAGCAGGACTTGCGCTTGTATATGCGACAAACGAGGATGTTAGAAATAGTTTCAAGGAATCAATTTCAGCCATTGCGGATAACCTAACTCCTGCAATGGAGTTTTTGACAACAACGGTTATACCAGATTTACAGAATGCATGGACAGGGCTTGTAGATGTGCTTACTCCGATAGGAGAATTTTTGAAGACTGCATTCACAAGCATATGGCAGGATATGCTAAATCCCGCATTAAAATATGTTGGTGAAGAAGTGCTTCCGAAATTGCAAAGTGCTTTTGAAAATCTTTGGAATGGAGTGCTTGTTCCGTTTGGAACATTCCTTGGAAATATCTTAAAGCCTGCAATTCAAATTGTTACTGATATACTTACGGTACTTTGGAAAAATGTAGTAGTTCCTTTGGCACAAGCATTAGGAAGTGTTTTAGGAGCTGCATTTGATGCGATAGTCGATACCATGAATTTTCTGGTAGAACAAGTAAAACCAGTAATAGAAGTATTCAACTTCTTATGGGACAATGTTTTATCTCCCATAGTCACTCATTTGTGGGAAGATTTAAAACCTGCTTTTGAAACTGTTTTTAACGCAATAGGTAATATTATCAAAAACCTTGGAACAAAATTAAAAGGACTAATTAATTTTGTTTCCGGTGTATTTACTGGAAACTGGAGAAAAGCATGGGACGGAATAAAAGACATTTTCAAAGGAACATTTAACAACCTTGTATCCATAGCAGAGGGATGCGTAAATCTGATTATTGATGGAATAAACGCTTTTATTGATGGTTTTGGTCTGATTAGTGGCATATCTGAAGCTATAGGAATAAGCTTCAAGCCAGTACAAATACCTAAAATAAGTATTCCTAGATTTGAAACTGGCGGTTACGTTCCAAGCCGATACACGATGTTCATGGCAGGAGAGAACGGCGTACCGGAGATTGCCGGGACAGTAGGCGGCAAGACAGCGGTTGCCGGTGGAGTTGAAATCACTGGAATCAAAGATGCTATTAATTCCACGGCACAACAGGAAATTGCACTTCTAAAACAAAATAATCAGCTACTGCAAGGAATCCTTGAAAAAGAGTTTGGAATAACAACAGATCAAATTGGAATTGCCGCAAGACAATACGGTCAAGAGCAATTTAACCAAAAACACAAGAATGTATATGTATTTTAACACAGACAGCACTCTGAATGGGTGCTGTCTATCTTTATTGAAAAAAGGCGGTGAGCGTATGTCAGCATATCAAGGATGGCTTTTAAGAATTGGAGATTACGTTATTGACCAGTCAAGATTTATAGCCGCTGAAAGTTATCAGCCGGCTGTAAATATGCAAGATGTAGACCCCTGGACTGATGCAAATGGATACGTACATAGAAATGCTGTGGAGCTAAAAGCATTAAGTGTTGATTTTTCCACACCTGCGATGCTGACAGATGACGATTTGCAAGAACTTCTATCCGGAATACGAAGAAATTTTATTAATGCAACGGAACAGGGATGTAATATCACGGCATACATTCCATTTTTAGGTCAATATGTCACGCAATATGGATATATGGCTGATATAAAGCCTACAATCTACGGAACTTATGACGGAGAGATTAAATACAATCAGATAGAATTTTCATTTGTCGGAGGTGTAGCAAATGAGTAACTATACCTATGCGGATTTGTTTGATAAAAGCGCATCCAAAAAGGAAATCACGATTGAAACAGAGGACAAGTCTGTAAAAATCACCAACAGCGAAATCCATTTTGAACAGTTTGAATTAAAAGAAATCCTATGTGATGATGATTACCTTACCTTTGGACAGTGCAATGCATCACAGTTAAAATTCAAAATTTCCAACGTGTTCACAAGCATGGTTGGGAAACAGATAAATGTTTCTGCTGTGATTAATGGACATACTGACGCACCGTTTATTTTCGGCAAATACAGGGTTGTTTCTGACAAGCCTACAGATGATAAGCGTTACCGCAATGTGACGGCTTATGATGCCTTGTATAATGTAGGAGAAGCAAATGTGGCATCGTGGTACAACAGTTTAACTTTTCCGCTTACACTTAAGGCATTCAGAAATAGTTTTTTTGCTTACTTTGGAATAGAACAGGTAGAGACTACGTTAGTTAATGATGACATGGAAGTGGCAGAAACCATAAAACCAAGCGAACTTTCTGGCCAGACGGTCATGGAAGCAATCTGCTCGATAAATGGATGTTTTGGCCATATTAACCATGATGGAAAATTTGAATATGTTTTCCTTAAAGAAATAATATCCGGTTTATATCCACATAAAGGATTATATCCACAGAAAGGATTATACCCTAGAAAAGGTTCTGAAAAAGAAAAGGTTACTGGTGGAAAATACAAATCAGTCAGATATGAAGATTTTGTCTGCCAAAAAGTTACAAAAGTGCAGATAAGACAATCAGAAAATGATATTGGTGCAGTTTACCCGGATACAGAAATTACCGAGAACGACAACAGTTATATTTTGCAAGATAATTTCCTTGTTTATGGAATGGGGGCAGATGCCCTAGAAACGGTTGCAAAAAATCTGTATGAGGTTATTAAAGTTGTAAAATATAGACCTTATAACTGTGAAAAAATAGGAAATCCTTGTTTGAGCCTTGGAGAAGCAGTCAATGTATATACGGCTAAAGAAATCATAGAAAGCTATGTGTTGAGTAGAACATACAAAGGAATCCAACAACCGACAGACACCATATCAGCAAGCGGAAAATCTCCAAAGTACAGTGAACAAGTAAATGGAATTAACAAAAGTATAATTCAACTCCGAGGCAAGACTAATGAGTTGGAGCGTAATGTAGAAGAGACCCGGTCCGAAATCAAGGATGTAGAGAATGGACTGGATACAAAGATTACACAGACAGCTGGAAAGATTGAACTTGAATCAACCCGTGCGCAAGGGGTAGAAACAGATCTGGCGGCGGCAATTTCTGTTCAAGCCGACCAAATCAAGTTGAAAGTTTCCAAAGGTGATGTCAGTTCGCAGTTGAGCGTTGAGAGTGGACAGGTAAGTATTTCTGGAAACCGTTTTGTATTGGAAGCAGATAACTGTAGCATATCAGCAGATGGAACTATAACAGCTAAAAATGCAGTAATGACTGGTAGTTTTAAGTCTATAGGGGAAGACGGGAGTTACACAGAAGTATCATCAGGTGAAATTAAATTTTATAACGAACTATTGCAAAGCACAGGATCTATAAAAGGATTGGGACAATATCTTACTATTGATGCTTCAATGGTAAGTGTAAGCGGAATTTTAGTGGTAGGAAATGGAGCAACATATAATTCACAATATGTAAAAAACATATCAACAACTTCTCAAATATTAGGCAGTAAGACAGTACTGACAAGTGCCACATTAAGTGTCACAAAAAATTATATAAATGGAACCGTATCAGATGTATCTTTGGTAACACAAACAGCCAATGTTGCTGATTATCCTGGACATAATGTTAATTTTATTACAGGAGTTTCATCACTTGGAGGTTTGCTCACTGCAACATCTGGAATTGTCACACTTATGACGTAGGAGATTTATTATGGTAAAAAAAATATTTATTCTTCAAACGATTATTGGAAAAACAATGAAAGAAGTAATGGAAGAAAGGCAAGAAATTCAGCAATATATAGCTTTTACCATTGGAATTTCCACGTTTACGGAAATCAATGCAACATTGTTTAGCACGGAAGATGGCGATGGTTTTGAAGAGTTTATGAAGCAACTTATTGACATGTCGGATACAGTGGTTGCACAGAGCGGATATGAGATATCTGAACTGTGCAAAAACCTGTATGCGTATGCAGAAGAGCAAGGAAAAGAAATCTATGTAAGGGAGAATTGATATGGCAGCAAATTTTGAGATTAAGAAATTAAAAAGCAACCTTGTGACAGTATTAAATCAAACACCGTTGCCTATCGAGGTGAAAAGGCTTGTACTGTATGAAGTATATGCGGAGACTAAACAGTTATCAGATATGCAGATTATGAAAGAGGAAAACGAGGTAACCGCAGATGGCAATGAATAAGGTTTATACCAGAATTAACTGGGAAGATTATCCCAGTGAGAACACGGATTTAGATGCATACCATCTTAATCAGATGGATTCTGCTATTGATGCGTTGGACAAACGTATCATATTACAGGATGCCTTAAAAGTAGACAAGTCTGCAATAAACGGAAACATTGCTGATTGGACTATGGACGAAACAACCGGTGTTATTACTATTACAAAATACAACGGTGAAAAAATTATTTTTGACCTTAACATTGAAAAAATTCCTGTCGGCTTTTCCATGTCTGATGACGGAATCATTACCATGACTACGGAAGATGGAACACAGTTTAAGGCTAATATTGGTTCTATGATTCCGGTGTTGACATTTGAAGATTCTGCAACTATAGCTGTTTCCGTGACTGGTACTGGAAAGAATAAGACTTATTCTTTTTCAATCAAAACAGGATCAGTAACAGATGCTATGCTACAGCCTAATTATTTAGCAGATATTAGAGTAGAATCCGCAAATGCATCTGCTTATGCGCAATCCGCAAATGCAAAATCTGTATTGGCTGAATCTTATGCCATAGGTGGAACAGGAACAAGAGAAGGAGAAGATACAGATAACGCAAAGTATTATATGGAGCAGGCAAAACAGCAAACAGGAGGTATACCTACAAAAGTCAGCGAATTAGAAAATGATGCTGGATACATCACCAAAGATGTTGACAATTTAACTAATTACTATGACAAGATTACTACCGACCAAAAATTAGCCAACATTGACTTGACTGATTATCTCAAAAAGACAGGTGATGCTTCCAACACAACCGTAACATTTACCGAGCCAACCGAACTTGCACAGCCGACCACAGGTGAGAAACTCAGCGGAATTATCGGCAAGGTTAGCCTTGCGATAAAGAACATCAAGACATTAATTACGCTCATAGGCAATACTGATATTAAATCAATCGGTGACGGAACTGTCACAGGTGCGATTAGTGATGTAAATGGCAAGTTAAACCAGGACACCGATTTGACTTTAGTCAATTGTGTATCATGGGAATCTGACAATACAATTTCAAAAATAGGTAACAGAGTATTTGTAACGTTAGGCGTACGAATTACATCTGAGCAGTCTAGCGGATCATTAATTATTGCCAGTATTGCAAGGACATATTACCCTAAAACTACGTATGTTAGAGCAAATGCAGCAGGTGGTACAAATGGCGATAATCACATGCTTTATATTAGTAAATCTAATGGCGTAGTAATATTAAATCTTTCGACAGAACGGTATTATTCTGCCAGTTTCTCATACTTGGCAAATTAGGCTATTTATATGCTACAACAAAATTTAGGGTAAATGTTGCGTCATTACTTACAGTAGCAATTTGATATGCATAAAAATTACCATTAATTGCAAGACGCACATTAACAGCCCAATTACAGTTTACAAACACGCCAAATACGTTAGCATTACTTGGTAATCCAAAGTCAGATAAAGATCCTAATAATGACTGTCTATTTGTCACTAGCAGAGTAACAGATGTTGATATTGATGCAAATTTCAAACCACTTAACTTGCCATTTACAGAAGTAATGATAACTGATGTATGCAGATTAGCAATAAAAATAAATCAATCAAAAAGGGCATGGTGTAAAAGCCATGCTCTTAATTTTTATCTGATTCCCCAGTCACCGTCATTATTTACAAAACCAACCACATATCCTATCATGTCATCAATTATGTGTTCCGGGAGTATACTGTTCGGAGACATGAGCGAAACATATCTCCATTTTCTAACGCCATATTCTATTATATGGGTTTTTACGGCAATTTGTATCCCACCATTACTGGTCACAATACATCGTTCACCGTCTTGTGGTTCACGATCTGCGGAAAGGATAATAATTTCCCCAGGCAGATAAAACGGCATATAGTAGTCGCACGGAATTTTCATACCGATATAAGCCTTGGATTTTATGTCTTCCGGCAAATTGTCTATGCACATTGGTTCCACAGCGTTTGTGGTGGCTATAATTCCATTCATAAGTTGTGGATTAAGGACAGAAATATACTTGTGCGATTTTTCGAGACTGGAATAGATTTTATCTTGGTGACGGATGAAGTAACGGATAAGGTACAGAGAGTGTTCCGGCAGACTGCGGCATATCTTGACAGATTCCAACATCTTATCTTCCATAGTGCCGCAACCGACCAGTTCGTCTACGCTGATTCCAAAGGCTCTAGCAAGCGCAACGGCGGTCGATAGCTTCGTGTCGCTAGAATTACCATACAGTAGTGAATTAAGCGTAGAATAAGGCAAATTAGCTTCATCAGCAAGCTTGTAAACCGTCATGTCCGGTTCATTTAGAAATTCATGGAGATTTCCACGAAAACTTAACATATAATTAGTACGGTTGACTGATAAATGTGTCGAAATTTCTTTGATTCGGTCTTTTTTCATCATGTTTTTTTATCCCCCTTTCACATGATACACTTGTAACATCCCTTGTTTCAAGGGACTTCAAGTTCTGGCGAGGGCGGTGTTTATTGGCGTTTTCACCGTCCTCTTTTGTTGATATTTTACAACAATAAAAAACGTGAGTCAAATATATTGATTGTTAAGAACATATGTTCTATAATAAGGTGTATCGCTACCAAGTGCGGAAAGATTAAGGGGGTGTACTATGGGGAAAGAAGATTACAAAGAGGAAATCACAAAGCTAATCAATGCTTGCGATAATTTACACTGGTTAGAGTGCATTTATGCCTATGTTAAAAAACTACTTAAATAAAGGAAAAGAGCCAAGGACTTGCGCATTGCCCTTGGCTTTTTCTTATTCGTTCTTTTTTGCGATTGAATCAATCAACTTTTCCAAAGCGTTCCATCCATCTTCGTCCAAGTTGGCCAGTGCGGATACAAGACGGTGCTTAAATGTATCTTCACCGGACTTTTGAATTTCACCGAGCATTTCCGAGATTTGTTCGTCCTTTGATTTCTGAACAAACATTTCACCAGTTCCATTTCGGAGCCATTCTTCGTTTACATCAAACTCTCTGCAAATAGAAAGAATAACTGCATCAGTAGGAGTTCTCAGACCATTTTCATAATTAGTAATGGTATTTCCTTTTACACCGATT